CTACGATAGATCAGATGGTCGAATTTATAACATTTTGACTGCTAAGGACGCTTATCTTAAATCTGAAGTCGACACTAAACTAACTGAGATTAGGAATTCCATAGGCACCGCCTTTAACCAAACACAAGCAGACGCACGCTATCTACAATTATCAGGCGGTAGCTTAACAGGAGCTCTTATTCTTCCTAATAATGTCTCTATGCAGGCTAGGGATAGTAAAGGGGGTTCTCACCATATATTCCGTATCACTAACAAGGATAACCTTGAGATTGGCATGGCTGACACTAGAACACTCTTTGTAGGTAAGACTTTTGAGTACTTTGATAGAACCGATAATCAAACCTACAGAGTAGCCACAGAGAAAGACCTTAGAAATATCTTAACAGCTGAGACAGCAGACACTAAAGTATCTGAAGCTAAGACAGCCTTAGAAGGTAAGATTAATGAAGTGAAAACTCAGGTAGATACTAAAGCTGACAAAACGACAACTGAAAATAAGCTCACAGAATTAGAGACAAAAGTAAATGGTAAGGCTGATACTACTAGCTTATCTACACTTTTACCTAAGGCTGAAGCGAGCACTACTTATTTGTCTAAAGCAGACGCTGAGACTACCTATGCGAAGAAATCTGAGATACCTACAGGTGGCGGTGGTGGAGCTACAGAACCTCAAGCACACTTCACAGTTGTCTCTACAGCTACTGACTGGAATACATTCACTAACACTGGTGTATACCAAATTAAAGTAGCAGGAGGAGCTAACGCACCTTCACAGGCACCATGGGGTGTAACAATTCCTGATGGCTTCCTTAAAGTCGTAAACTATGGTAATGGTAAATTCATTGAGCAGTACTTCTACACTAACAATGGTGAAGTATACTATAGAGTTTACGGAGACCCACGTTGGAGATCTTGGGGTCGTGTACAGACTTCCCTTAATGGTACTGTACGCTTGTATGGTGGTAAGGAACTTAAATAACATAACGAAAGGAGCATATATTGTTAATACCTTCTCAAGTGCTAGGAGACGCTCTTCTAGCACTCCTTCTTGTAATCATCATTGTCTTTATCGACACTCTCACAAAGTGGACAGCTATTGCTATTCGCTACTGTAAAGACAAGGACTATTATCCTACAGTGATGAATTTATTTAGAGCTATCTTCTTCCGAGCATGGGAGACTGGCTATTTAGAAAGTAAAAAATACAAGTGGAATATCATGATTAAATTTGTCGCTTATTCCACAGTCATATTCTTAGCAGTGTTTATTTTCCTACTGTTCCCTCAATATGAGATACAAGGCTTCCACATCGGTAAAATTGTATCTCTTTTGTTATATGTAGGGATAATCTTTGCGGAACTCTTCAGTATCGCAGAGAACCTTAAAGAAGCAGGTTATGAACGTAGTCAATTATTCGACAAGGTACTGGAAGCAGGCTTGAGTAAGATTGGAGTGAACTACAGAGTAGATGACAACAAGATGACTGAACTACCTAAGAAAGTATCTACAGAAATCGAAAGGAGAACTGATGAGAGAGATTAGATTTGAGGAATTGTCGGACTATACAGTCCCTGCTAGAGGGGCAATCGACAAGATTTACTTGCACTGGACAGGTGGTCATTATGGACAGCCATTTGGAAGCTATCACCTAAACATTGACGCTAATGGAACTATGTATACTGATATGGATAGCTTTATGGACTTGAAAGCTCACACATGGAGACGTAATAGTCGAGCTATTGGTATCACTCTTTGCTGTTGCTACAAGGCTTCCATTAATGCTGATACAGGCGATATTGATTATGGACAAGAACCACCTACACAGGATCAGTTAGACATGATGGCTAAAGTTGTCGCTAAGTTATGCGTAGAGATTGGTATTTACCCTGAAGGTAACGTATGGACACACGCAGAAGTAGCTGACTTTGATGGCTATGGTTTACATGATGACGACCCAGACATGAGATGGGACTTGTATGGTTTAGGTTGGCAGATTAGACAGAGAGTGAGGGAATACATTAATGCTTGGAACTCCGAACAAACACACGATTAAGAACTGGCTAAAGATTATTATACCTATTATCTTTGTCGTAGTTGTAGCGTTCCTTGCATACCGATTTAACACTCATGAAGCTCCTGTAGAGCCTACATATACACCAAAAGCTCCTATCCATGTAGAGCATGAGAGAAAGCAAACGACTACCTTTGAATACCTACCAAAGACTGTAGATCCTATTACAGGAGTGCGTGAAGATACAGATGTACAATTCACGACTAAGCAGGAGCCACTGGTAGTCAATGTTAATGGTAAGCGACATGAAATTGCTACAGATAACGTAAAGGAAGAGCATAAGCTAAACAATGGTAAGCTAGTCGTAACTGAAGTACACGAAGCAGTACTGGACTTAACTGTACCTGAACAGCCACGCTTTAAGAAAGGCATTTATGTCGAGACAGACTTTAACAATGACAAGGCAATTACAGCAGGAGCTAGATTGTCGTATCAAACACCAAAGTTTGACGTAGACCTTAAGGCTGACCTTTATAGTCAAAAAGAACATACAAAAAGAACAACACTGACCGCTACTGGTTGGTTCTAACCAATAGCCCTCTATGGATATTCCGTAGGGGGCTTTTTTATATTCCTAAGGAGGCACATTGAGACAAGCACTAATTAAAGGAAGCAAGACAGATGAATGGTACACACCACTGGAAACAGTTAAGACAATGCTTAAAGTATTCCCACCTAAAAGGGGCGACCATATTTGTCTACCATTCGACACAAAAAAAAGCAATTTCTATAAAGTCATAACCAAAGATTATGATCCACAAGCCATCTATGGAATAAACGATTGGCTAACAGAAGATTATGAATACGACTATCTAATCACTAACCCTCCGTACAGCAATAAAGATGAGATTATTGAACGCTGTATAGAGAGCGGTAAACCATGCGTATTAGTGCTACCTATAGAAAGCCTAGGCGGTGTAAAGCGTCATGCACTCTATAAGAAAACTAATATAGCAATTTATGTACCTACTAAGCGTATCAAGTTTATCAGTGAAGATGGTGAGGATAGTAAAGCACCTGCACACCACAGCATTGTAATGCTCATCAATGCGAAGCGTACAGAGATTATATTTGAACACCAATTAGAACACTAAGGAGAACTTATGGCAAAAGTAATTAGAACACAAATGAAAGCTATCAGAGCTAAATGTTTAGATTGTTGCTGTAACGACACTAAAGAAGTCGACAACTGCACAGTAGAAGATTGTCCTTTATGGGACTACAGAATGGGAAAGACACCTAAAGGAGTTGTAAAGGTAAACAAGCTAGACCTTAATGCTACACGAAAGAAAGGAGACAAATAGCCTATGCAAATTAAACCTGAGATTTTAGACCAATTAGCAGAGCTTGAAGTAGACGCACTACTTGAGGGCTTGCAAGACCCTGAGACAAGACTTAACCCATCATTCCTAGAGAAAGTCCGTAGGTTCCTACGAGACAATAAATTGGAGACCACTCCTGAGCTTGCTATTGAAGTCAAGCAGGAAACACATGAAATTCCAGTATTTGACCCACCGACACTCATGGACGAGCATTATGGTGATCACTAATGGAGTGGACTGAAGAACAGATAGCGAAAGCTAAAGAGGACTTTAGGGTATTCATCTATATGGTATGGAAGATGATTAGTCTACCTGACCCTACACCTATCCAATACGATATAGCTCATACCCTTCAGAACCTTCCAAACGACCGCTTTATTATCGAGGGCTTCCGTGGTGTAGCTAAATCATTTATCACCTGTGCATACGCTGTATGGACGCTATGGAGAGACCCTCAGAAGAAAGTAGAGATTGTCTCCGCTTCTAAAGACCGAGCAGACGCTAACGCTATCTTTATCAAACGAATTATCTATACGCTACCATTCTTAGCTCATCTAAAGGCTAGACCAGACCAACGAGACCAACAGAACTTATTTGACGTCGGTCCTGCTGTACCTGATATTTCTCCTAGTATTAAATCTGTAGGTATATCAGGGCAGTTGACTGGTAGTCGTGCAGACCTACTTATTGCCGATGACGTTGAAGTAGCTAACAATAGTGGCACTCAGACACAACGAGACAAGCTCAATGAAGCCGTTAAGGAGTTTGACGCTATCATTAAACCTAAGGGACAAATCGTATACCTAGGTACACCTCAGAATGAAATGAGCTTGTACAATGAGTTGCAACAGCGTGGCTATCGTTGTCGTATATGGACTGTATTGTATCCTGAGAGCTTATCTGAAAGAGAATTCTATGGAGACCGCTTAGCTAAGATTATAGCCGACAAATATGACGAGAACCCTGACCTCTATGCAGGTAAGCCTACAGACCCTAGACGCTTCGATGAAGAAGAAATTTACAAGCGTAGATTGTCTTATGGTAAAGCAGGCTTCGCACTTCAGTTTATGCTTAACACTAACTTGAGCGACCAAGAGAAATACCCATTGAAAGTCCAAGACTTAATGATTGCTAACTTGTCGCTTGATGAAGCTAATCTCAAGTGGTACTGGAGTAATGACCGACAACTCCGCATTAATGATTTACCTTGCGTAGCACTTAAAGGCGACTACTTCTATGAACCTCAAGGACGATCTTCAGAAGTCTATGAGTACACTGGTACAGTCATGGCAGTTGACCCTTCAGGTAGAGGTAAGGACGAGACCTCTTATGCAGTCGTTAAGTATCTCAATGGCTACCTATTTGTACTTGAAGTAGGCGGTACTAGAGAGGGCTACAGTGATAGCACACTAAGACAACTGGCTAAAAAAA